GCCGTCGATCCACACGTTGAAGACGATTTGCTGGCTGCTATGGGTTTGCTCGGGCGTGACTAGCTGCAGTTCCCGGTCAGGCTTATCCAGCGTGTTCAGGATTTCGATGCCGCCGTAGCCGTTCAGGAATACCTTGACGGTTTTCATGTGCGCTCCTTAGTAGTTGTAAGAGACTTGGATTTTGAGAACGTACTCCCGGCCGCGTGCATGGCGGGCAGTGGCGCTATAACTGGCGCAGCCGCAGCAGTCATGTGAGTGCGCGCAGCCCCATGACGAGAATTCATCCTCCAGCGCCCGGATGAATGCCTTGCGGTCCTGCAGGTTGCGCGGCGCAATGACACGCGAGACATAGGTCGGACCATCCGACATATCGACATTGACGTGATCGGCATTGCGGCCATGCCGAACGCCGGCCGACATGGCAAGGCGGGTCCAGGCGGGAATCTTGCGGGCGGCCAGTTGCTTGGCCTGTACTTCGTCGCCCCATTTGTCCAAGTGCCGGTATGTGCCGACATAGCCGTGCGTCAGGCGCGGCCGAACGTAGATCATTTGTGCCATGTGTAGTGCTCCTTAGCGTGGATTGAGACCGTTACGATCTCCGAGTGAGACAGTGGTCAAAAAACCGCCCCGAAGGGCGGCCAGCGGGCAGCGGTCAAACACGGTCTCGATAGCAGCTTGCGCCGGCGGCACAAACGTATAGAGGCCGTGGATCGCTATCACGAGTGCGACAAGGGTTTTCATGCGCCTGCAGCCTGTTTGGCAGTGATGGCATCGTTCAGTTCGTCCACGAACTTCGCTGCAGCGGCCGATGGTTTGACTTCCCCATAGGCCCAAGCGGGCGCCTTGGTCATTGGCGGGCGTATGTTTTTCATGCGGATCGGCATGATGACGCCGACGAACTGCTCGATCTGCATGTGAACGAGTGCGCCGTGTTCGCCGCTATGGCTGATGATCGGGGTGCGCGCTCCCGGTGGCATGCCCATGGCGGCACCGAAGTCCGAGAACCGGCCGAGGATGTCGGGATTGAACTGGCCGGGTTCGCCGCTGCAGGTGGTCGGAATGACGCGATTCCATTGCGGGAACCGGCCTTCGATAGCGCGCTCGATGATGGGCTGCGTGCCGATCTTGGCGGTAATGAGTTTGCTTTCCTCGGTGTATTCGATGGAAATCATCTTGTCCTTCTTGCCAGGCTTGCAGCGCTTGACCAGCGACAGGGGAACGATCAGTTGCGTGCCGTTCTCGATGTCGCCGCTCCAGCCGTCGACCTTATAGGCACCGAGGATGTTGCCATCGGTGGCGACCAAGAACAGGCCATCGTTGCGCTTTTCGATCAGGATGCCGACAAGGTAATAGCGGACATCCTCTTTCGCTGCCAGTGCGTGCATTGCATAGAAGGGCTGGACGGGGATTACGATCTTCATGCTGTTCTCCAGTAAGGTAGGTTGACTACGGAGACCCGCCCGAAGGCGGGTTTCGACCTTGTCAAAGGGTCTCGTCAGTCCGCTACGCCTCTATCTTGTCCCAGCCTGCAGGCACGGCCGGGGCGGCCGGGGCGGGAATGTGGTTGTACTCATGCTTGCGCGCAGCCTGGAAGGCCTTGAAGCCGTTCGGTGCGCGGCCGACTGGCTTTGCCCATGCGTGGATGTGCGGCATGTCGAGATTGCGCTTGGAGTTGAGCGGCGCAGCCTCGGCGGCCTCCTTGAGTTTGGCGGGCAGCTCGTCCATCTTGCATTCCACCAGCGTGCGCGTGAGTCGGTCGGTGATGGCGATGGAAGTGAAGGGGCCTTCTTGCTTGGCTGGGAAGGTGACGATTTCAAAAGTTGCCATGTTCGTATCTCCTGATTAGGCGTTGACGGGGGAGGAAGCAAGGGCGAGCGTAGCGGCGCGCACAGCGGTGTCGCCGTCCATGCAGGCGGCCATGGTGCGGTCATAGTCCGACAGATCGTTGTTCAGACTGGATACGCCGAGCAGGAACGCGAGTTGGTGGCAAATCAGGCGCACGGCCGGGTCGGTATTGATGGTGCCGGTGCCCTTGTCGCTGATTTCATAGATGGCGGCCACGAGCGCACGGGATACGGCGATGGGATTGGATGCGCCTTGCTGGATAGCGAGGGCCTGCCCGAAACGCTTGCCTTCATACTGGCGGGGGATGGTAATCAGTAGGGAATCCATTTACAGCTCCTATGTAGGTTTGACTACGGAGATCGGCTCAGATTTGAGCCGATTTCGGCCGGGTCAAGGGCCTCGTCAGTCCGCTTGCGTTTGCGCCTCCTCCATGCGCTCGGCCAGGGTCTTGTTGACGGCATAGGTGCAGCGCAGCGCCGCGACGGCCAGGGCGTCCTGCTCCTTTGTCAGCACCAGCTCGGCCAGTTCGGGTGTTTGCGGCCAGATTTCCACGCGAGCCAACTCCACCGCGAACCAGTCGCTCGATCCCCGCTGCAGCTTGATGTAGGTCGCGCCTTGCCGGTTCTTGTAGGATCGCGCAGTCGGGCCGGCATAGCGGAAACGGTACTCGGCGGCCGGGCGGGCTTTCTTCGCAAGGTGAAGCCGTTCCAGCCGGCGTTCTGCATTGGCGGCCATGCCCAGCACATCCTGGGCGGTGAATGTGTTGACGCTCGCACGGTGCTGGACATCGGCAAGTGCTGCCTCGATGGCTTCCTTATCGTTCACGTTGATGCGCATTGCAAGTTCTCCTATTGGTTGAGGATGGAAAGACATTCTTGATGGATCGCCTCGCCCATGGCGTCCTTGTCGACATCGGACAGCTCCTGATCCTTGCCGAAGAATTCCAGGATCGTGTTCGACAGCCAGTTCAGGGCCTGCTCCTGCTCGGGCATCTTGCTGTGCGCGTACACATGGCGGCCGATCCAGCCCCCAAACGGGCTGACAACCTCATAGGCGAACACGCCGGGATAGCTGGGGGAATCCTCATAGACGCTGATAGCGGCCTTTTCCAGGCGCGCAATCGGCTCGGCATACTCGGCAAGCTGGGAGACCAGCTCGATAGCGCCTTGATTCCAGATTTTGAGCAACGCAGTGTAGTTGCCCGACTCGCGCAGGCCTTCCATCATGAAGGCGGCATTCATGGCAATGTCGTCCGGGTCGAAGCTGGACACAGGTGCGGTGGCTTCGAGATTGCGGTTATAGAAGGCGTCCATGCGCTGCTGGACATCGTGGGCCATATCGGACCAGGTAGTCGGCTTGATGATCGGATGCTCGCCCATTTGACGCATCAGTTCGCCGTGCGTCAGGCTCGTGATCTGTTCGGTGTACTTCTGGATCGCCGTCATGATGAACACTTCGGACAGCGGGCCGAACTTGGAATAGGTCATGAGATCGGTAATCAGGTCGAGATTGCATTCAGGTTGCTTGCGCATTTGAGACTCCATGGTGAGTTGGACTACGTGGACCGCCTTGTGGGCGGTTTCGGCCGGGGTCCAAGCCGGCCATCATCAGCACGCTAGAAGTAGGATTCCTCGCCGGTAAGTTCCTCGATCCAGCACTGCTTAGGTTCGACGCCCTCGGATTCGAGAATGTCCTCGGGCGACTCGAATCCGAGATCGGCACGATCCTTCATCAAGGCAATGCGTGCCTCGGCCGCTTCGATGGTGGTGTATGGCGTGACCATGGTCATTTCTTGGGCTAGGGAGTGCATAGCGGCTCCTATTTGATGCGTTTGACGGTATGGGTAGGGTAGTCCGGGGATGTCCAGGTCTCACCGACCTTGAGCGCTGCAATGGCTGCTCGGTCGGTTTCGTCGTCGTAGCAATTCGCATCCGAGAAGAAATCGATGCCGTGAATCTCGGCTTTCGGCCGAACAAAGTCATCGCCCCAGCGCGCCTCGTAGTAGCGGGCGCTATCGGCTTCAATAGGAACGCCCAGCTCGGCCGCGTCCTTCGCCACCATGGAGTCCAGGCCAAGAGACTTTAGGAGCGCAGCCGCATCAAGCAGGCATTGCGGCGCCGCTGGCACAGGCTCCTTGCGGAGCACTCCACGAGCGGCTGCAATCTCGTCGCGCAGCGCGTAGACGGTGCCACCATGGCATTCGCACGCATGGGTAAGAGTGTTTAGCGCCGCCACCAGCTCGCAGTGCAGGTTGACGCGCCGAACGATCTCCTGCGCCAGCTCCAGTGCGTCAGGTAGATCGTGATTGATGACAGCAAAGCGATCCTCGTGCGTATGGTTCGGCACGGTGAGGAACAGGCAATCCTCCTGCAATTGCATGGCCGCTGCGCCATCATGGTCTACGGCTATGGGGAAACGGTGTCCTAAGTAGCTCATGTTGATTCCTTTTAGTGAGTGACAAAGTCAGTGACAAGCAGGGGGCCGGCAAGGGGTGCGTCAAAGTGCGCTGAATACTCTAAGGCTCGGATATCGCAGGCACGGGGGGTAAGGATGCCCGTGACTGACGAATGGACTTTCTGATCTACAAAGACGCCATTCTCGTAGTGGCGCGACACGTAATACACGGCATACGGGCCAGAGATCAGGCCGGGGCATGCGCCATGGAGGATCAAGTGCTGCGAGGTCTTCATGCAGTTGGACTCCTATCAGACAAACAAAAAAAGTAATACACCTGAATTCTGTACCACAAAAGGGTACACGTCAATCAATTGCTGCGCTATCCGGGTTAGAGGACGTGCGGGAGATCAATATGGAACCAGTGGGAGATAAATACGACTTCGCCGCCGCGCAGGTGGATTACGCTGCAGGCGGTATGTCCATGCGCGCCGTTGCGGATCGCCACGGTATCCCCGAGGCCACCTTGCGCCGCTATGCCAAGCTACACGGCTGGGTAAAGGGGGCATCGGCCACGAAGCGCGAGCTGGTGAAGGAAGCATTGGCGGGAGTGCCGCTTGACGCAGCCACTGATGACGCAGACGTGACGCAGGAGTTTACGCACGCGCAAGTGCGTCAACGTCAGGTTGCGGAGGCTGGGCAGGACGTGCAGGACATGCAGACGGGGCTGGAAGTGGCGCGCAGGTGCATGCAGCGCCTGCTGGCGATGGTTGACCAGGTGGACAGCCCGAACGATGTGAAGCGCGTTGTGGAAGCGAATAAAGCCGCCGTCGAAACCATCAGGAAGATTCGCAGCCTGGACGAAGAAGCCGCGCCGGCCGAGACCAATGTGTCGGTAACGGTGGACGAAGGGTTCAGCGAGCTGCGCGCCGCATTCAAGAAACGACTAGAGGGTATGAATGGCACCGCTGATCCTGCCTGATGATGTGTACCAGGAGCTGCAGGCCGCCCCATTTGAGGCGATTGCAGACCTATGGGAGATCATCGAGCGCACCTATGGCATGGCCGGCAAAGCCTGGCTCGGCCGCAATGACAGGTTTTACTTATTCGTCCGACTGCTGCATCGGCTGGACGGGGTACACCCATGGCTCTATAGCCGATGCAGAGAATTGGAGGCAGCGCCCGATGGTCATCTTGACCTTTGGGCGCGAAGTCCATGAACACTATAAGTCTTCGATAGGCACGTTCGCTGGCATCATCCAGGAGATCGTGCGCGATCCTGAGATCACCATCGGCATCTTTAGCTTCAATAAGCCCGTGGCCCGCAAGTTCATGCTCCAGATTAAATTGGAGTTGGAGACCAACAAGGAGCTGCAGGCCGTCTACCCTGAAATCTTCTACACCGAGCCGCACAGAGAGTCGCCGAAGTGGAGCGAGGAGAAGGGTTTAGTGGTCAAGCGACGCACGAATCCGAAGGAAGCCACGCTCGAAAGCCACGGATTAGTGGACGGCCAGCCGACTGGTGCGCACTTTCTACTCCGCGTATATGACGATGTCGTCACGAGAGAGTCGGTCTACACGCCCGAACAGGTGCAGAAGACCACCAGTGCATGGGAGCTGTCCGATAACCTTGGTGCCCGTGGCGCCAATGGCAAGCTGCGAGCATGGCATTTTGGGACCAGGTATGCATTTTCAGATACCTACCAAAGCATAATTGACCGTGGCGCACTCAAAGTACGGCTCTACCCGGCCACCGATAACGGACTCATGCAGGGCAAGCCGGTTTTCCTCACGCAGGAAGCCTGGGACGAGAAGAAGAAGACACAGGGACCGGGGACAATCGCCGCGCAAATGTTGCAGAACCCAGCAGCAGGCGCCCAAGCGATGTTCAATAAGGACTGGCTGACGTTCATCGACATCCGGCCGGCCACGCTCAATGTGTACATCATGGTCGACCCAGCGCACAGCCGCAAAAAGGGTTCCGACAACACCGCCATGGCCGTGATCGGTATCGACTCAGGCGGGAATAAGTATCTGCTCGACGGGTACAGGCACAAGATGGGATTGCGGGAGCGCTGGGAGGCCTTGAGAGGCTTGCGGAAGGTATGGCTGGCACAACCAGGCGTGCAAATGGTCCGAGTCGGCTACGAGCGTTATGGCATGCAGGCCGATCTCGAATACTTTGAAGAATGTATGCGCCGCGAGGGCGATGCCTTCGAGATCATCGAGCTGAACTGGACATCAGACGGGGCGCAAGCGAAGGATGACAGGGTGCAGAGGCTGCAGCCGGACTTTGCCAGCAAGCGCTTCTATATGTCGGCCGTGGTGCAGGGCGAGACCGCGAACCAGCGCCGCATACGGGAGCAAGGGCAATCGTTCAGGATATTCAAGCCCGTGACTCGCCGAGATCAGGACGGCAACCTGTATAGCCTCAATAAAGGCTTCCTGGATGAATTCTTGACCTACCCCTTCTCGGCCAAGAAAGACCTTATCGATGCAGTTTCACGCATCTACGACATGGAACCAGTTGCGCCGATCCTCATTGACGAGCGAGCATTGGAGCCAGAGGTCTACCAGGACGGCATGTAAGGGGAGCAGGATGCACAAGCACTACGGCGACAACGAGGCCGGCCGCGATTTCGTGGTCGGCGACATTCACGGCTGCACCGAAGCGCTGCAGGTGCTGCTGGCCGAGGCCAACTTCGACACCGAGATCGACCGCTTGTTTGCCGTGGGCGACCTTGCCGACCGCGGACCGGACTCCATCGGTGCGCTGGCCTTGCTGCAGGAGCCATGGTTTCACGCTGTCCGGGGCAATCATGAGCAAATGCTGATCGATATCGCCGCCGATCCTAGCCCGGAGAACTGGAACTGGTGGATCGAGAACGGCGGGCTATGGGCGAAGGGCATCACGCACGCCGAGCTGCAGGAGTATGCAGCCGAGTGCCAGGCCTTGCCGCTGGCGATCTCGGTCGGCGAGGGCATGAACCGCTTCAACGTCATTCACGCGGAATTTATGGGCGACGACGCTGCCATGGATGCCGGCCAGTACGACGACCACGTCGCCGCAAGGCTGATGTGGGGCAGGAGCCGCGTCTACAAGGAGTTCACGCCGAAGGATGATGGCCTGTCCATGACCTTTTGCGGCCACACCATCGTGCCGGCCATCATGCAACTCGGCCAGCAGGTCTATATCGACACCGGCGCATTCGCCACTGGCGCCCTGAGCCTGATCGAAGTGGTCAGCGGCTATATGTGGCAGACACGCGCCTCCGACGAGGAAGCGCGACCCATTACCAGGAGCACCCATGGCTGACCCAAGAACGATCCCGAAGTTTTCCACCCGCTTGTGGAGCGAGGAAGTGGGCCTTGCCGAGGCCGGCGAGCTGGCGCACCAAGACATTGGCTACAGGTTTTCCAGCGGCCGGACGTTCGCCGCCAGCAAGTACGACCCGCCCGTGCCGCCCGAACAGCCGGTCGAGGGCCAGGAATGAGCCTGATGTGGACGCAGTGCATGGGCTGCTTGAACCCATCCGAGTGCGGGCCGCATGGCTGTGCTCGTGATCGTGGCGTTGGCAGCATCGTGTTCGGTCCTGTGCCTTCGCCAGGCAGGCCGGCCGATTACCAGTCCATCGATGAACTATCCAAGCTGCTGAACCTGCCAAAGGCGGGCAAGGTGATCCCGACTGGCTGGCAATGCCCGGCATGCGAGGCCATCAATGCGCCGCATGTGAACCAGTGCCCCTGCAGGAAGCCGACATGATGGACCAGGCCCGCGCCGAGTACGAGGCCTTGCCCGAGTCCATCCGAGCGTATTACACCTATGAGCAGTACCTGTGGCTGTCCGAGACACAGAAAGCGCTGCTGATACAGACCGAAACCGAGCCGGATCAGTACGATTGCTGACCTAGCGCCCCATTCAGACCCCGAGAACCCGCCTTCGAGCGGGTTTTTTCATTCCTGGACCCGACCATGAGCCAAATACTGACCGGCCTTGATGACAGCGCCATCGACACCAACGCCAACGACATGATTATGGCGAAGGAAATCGCGGACGCCCTCAATGCGCACTATCCCAAGCACCTATGGGCCGTGAATGTCGACGGCAAGAATGGCGTGGCGACGATCAAGAACCTGCTTCTGTCGGGCCAGTGGGGATACCTGCTAAAGCTCACCAATATGTTCAGTGCGTCGGACTTTCGCAAGGACGTGCTCCGAGCTGGCGGCGAGATTCTGGAGCGCTATCGCGTCAACCGTGGCCGACTGGATGAAGCGCAGTACGCCACCTTGTCCACCAACTTTGCCGGCGACTTCGCCTTCGACAAATGACCATCGAAAACGCCGACCGCCCAGCACCAACACAGCAGGCGCCTGACTGGATCAGCCTTGCCCGTGACGCCTACACCGCCAGCACGAACTACTTTGACGCCAATATCCGGCATCAGATCGAGTCCGACCTGCGCCAGGCACAAGGCCTGCACCCTTCCGGCTCCAAGTACCTCGGCGACAAGAGCCGTTCGCGCCTGTTCCGCCCGAAGACCCGCGCCACCATCAGGAAAAATGAAGCTGCAGCGGCCGAAGCCTTCTTCACGACCAACGATGTCGTGTCGGTCAAGCCCGAGAACGACAACGATCCGATCCAGGCGGCCAGCGCCGCCGTGATGGGCGAGCTGCTGCAATACAGGTTGACGAAGACCATCCCGTGGTACTTGACGCTGGTCGGCGCCTTCCAGGATGCGCAGACGGTCGGCTTGGTCGCGTCGTACCAGTATTGGGAGTTCAATCAGCGCAAGGGCATCGACCGCCCGGCCATTCGCCTGATCCCGATTGAGAACATCCGGTTTGACCCGGCAGCGGACTGGACCGACCCGGTCGGCACATCGCCCTATCTGATCGAGCTGATTCCGATGTATGTCGGCCGCATCAAGGGCCGCATGCGCAACATCGACCCGAAGACCGGCGAGCCGAAGTGGCGCAGCCTGCCCGACAGCGTCATCATGACCGCCACCAAGAGCTACGGCGACACGATCCGCCAGCAGCGTGAGAACAATCGCGCCGACTCCAAGTACGAGCCGCAGGCCAACAGCAACTACAGCATCGCCTGGGTGCATAAGAACATCGTCGAGATCGACGAGATCGACTATGTGTACTACACGCTCGGCGCAGAACACCTGCTGTCCGACCCCGTGCCGCTGGATCAGGCCTACTTTCATGGCCGCCGCCCGTATGTCATCGGCACGAGCGTGGTCGAGACCCACAAGAATTACCCGTCTTCCCTGCCGCGACTCACCCGCGACGTGCAGGCCGAGATCAACGAAGTCACCAATCAACGGATCGACAACGTCAAGCTCGCCTTGAACAAGCGTTATTTCGCGCGCAGGAACAAGCAGGTCGATCTGCGCTCGGTCACGCGCAACGTGCCAGGCTCAGTGACCTTGATGCAGGACGTGGACGATGTGAAGGTCGTGGAGTTCAACGATGTCACGCAGTCCAGCTACAAAGAACAAGAAATGCTCAACTTGGACTTCGATGACGTGGCCGGCGCATTCAGTGGCGCCTCGGTGCAATCGAACCGCAAGTTGAACGAGACCGTGGGCGGCATGAACATGCTGTCGGCCAGTGCCAACCAGGTCTCGAACTATCAGCTTCGGACCTTTGTCGAGACCTGGGTCGAGCCAGTGCTGCGCCAGTTGATCCTGCTGGAGCAGCATTACGAGACCGACGAGACCTTGCTGGCGCTGTGCGGGGAAGCCGCCGAGGTCGCGCAGAAGTTCGGCGTGGATGCCATCACCGATGAACTGCTGCTGCAGGAGTTCACACTGAATGTCTCCGTGGGCCTCGGGCAGACCAACCCGGCCGAGCAAGCCAAGCAATTCATGCAGGGCATGACATCCCTGCGCGACATGCTGGCCGATGGCACGCTGATGAAGATGGGCCTCGATGTCCAGGAAGCGATCAAGGAGATTTTCGGGAAGCTGGGCTACAAAGACGGCGGCCGGTTCTTCAACACCGACAAGCAAGACCCGATGATTGCGCAACTGCAGCAGCAGATTAGCGATCTGCAGGCCGCGCTGGATGCCAAGATGCCGCCCGAGCTGCTGCAGGCGACGGTCAAGAAGCTGCTGGCCGATGCCGACAAGGTCGCCGCCGAGACCAAGTCGACGCAGGCCGAGGCCGTCAAACGCGGCGTGGAAGCCTCGTTCAGCGCGATGCAGGCGGCCGAAGTCATCGCTGCCGTGCCGGCCGTGGCACCGATTGCCGACGAACTGATGCGCAGCGCCGGCTATGTCCAGCCGAACCCGGCCGGCATCGATCCCAACTTCCCGCAGCCGGCCGCCCCGGTGGCGCCGGACATGCCGCCGACCGATCCGGGCACCGTGCAGGCGCCGAACCCGGCGACACCCGGCATTGGCGTGCGCCAGGGCATCCAGACGCAGCGCCCCGACAGCATCGCGGCAGCGGCCTACGCCAATGGCGGCCTGATCGATGACGAGATCGACCCGCTGACCGGCCTGCCCAGCAGCGCGCAGCAGGCAGTCAGTTCGCGCAGCAGCGCCCGGCAGATTCGTTCGGCTGCCATGGCCCCGGCCGACAGTGAGGGCGCAGCCAGGGCCGACCGCGACGGCAACATCGATGCACTCGAAACCCTGACCAAGCATGGCGGCAAGTTCGTCAATGGCGCTGGTCAGACCGACTACCTGCAGAACTACAACCTGTCCGACATGGGGCTGGCGCCGAATGCGCTCAACAACAGCCCCGTGCATGACCTGATGGCAGGCGGCCAGATCAACGGCAATCTTGATCAGCAGGGACCGCTGGCGGGCCTGTTGGGGCAATCGGCCTTCAATAACCGCTTTGCCGATGGCGGCCTGATTCAAGGACCGGGCACCGGCACCAGCGACTCCATTGCGGCCACCGCCGAAGGACAGCCGCTGGCCGTGTCCAATGGCGAGTATCACATCCCCTCGCAGGTCGTCGCCGCACTCGGACAAGACTTCTTCGACAAGCTCATTGAGCACTATCACACCCCCGTGGCGGGCGGCAATGGCGCGATGCCACTGCCAGCGAACGCCCAGCCGCCGCTGCCGATGGATAACGGCGACTTCATCGTACCGGCCGATGTCGTGCAGGCATTGGGCCGCGATTTCTTCGACAAACTGGTTGAGTCTTACGGAGCACCTCAAGCATGATTAACCCCGTCGACCCAAAAGAAGTCCGCGAGCTGTACAGCGCGGTCGGTCTTGGCATTGATGCAGTGGCCTTCCTGAAAACGGATATCGGCCGCTACCTGCTGAACAAAGCCGAGGAAGACCGCACCGACGCCCTTGCGGACCTGGTTGATGTTGATCCGTCGAACACCGAGCAGATCAGAGCGCTGCAGAGCATCATCAAGCGCGCCGACAGCTTTCAGTTCTGGATCAGTGAAGCCATCGAGGCGGGCAAGAACGCCGAAGCCACGTTGATACAGGGAGAGCAGGACCAATGATTGATTTCGCCGGCATGGAAGACTTGCTTGCTGACTCCGAGGCCATTCTGCTGGAGCCGCGTGACGTGTTCGACTCGGCCATCCTCGGGATCATGGAGCGTGACGGCGATGTCGTTGCCGTCTACAGCATTGATCTGATCCTGGATGCGCTGCAGAAGCAGAACGGCTCCTGGGATCGTGACGATGCGCTGGAATGGTATGGCTTCAACATGAACATTCAGGGCAAGGGTGCGCCGGCTTACCTGGACCCGGTCTGGAAAGAGGCCGCCTGATGACATTCCTGCTGCTGACCGCCACCGGCCTGTCCATCATCGGCTTGGTCGTCTATGGCCTGCGCATCGAGCTGGTCTACAAGATTCGCACTGCCGCGCTGGATGTGGTCTATGGCCGCATTCAGGACATCCTGCACGAGGCGGGCGAGCAGCTTCTGCCGGATGACAAGGAAGCGCTGGAGGCCGAGATCGAGCGCCAGTGGGCGGTCTTCCACCAGCACAGCCACGGCGCGATGCTGCTGGCGCTGACGAAATGGACCTTTGCCCACTTCTATCCCGAGCTGGCCGCCGAACTGGCCGCCCGCAACGAGCGGAGCACGCTGGAATGAGCGGCATTGATCCTCTGTTGCTGCATCGCTTTGCCAAGTTCTTCCAGCCGACCTTTCTCGGATGGCTGGTCGACAACAAGCATATCTATGACGGATTCGAGGCGCGGGCGATGGAAATGATTGCTGCCGGCCGCACGCACTACTCCGCACGAGCCATTGTCGAGTCGCTTGTCCATCATTCCAGGCTGCAGGCCAACAACGACCCCTACAAGACCGGCAATCATTACGCGCCCGATCTGGCCCGCGTGTTTGCGATCCGCCATCCCGAGCACGCAATGCTGTGGGAATACCGCAAGGGAAGCCGCCGGGGGAGCTGGCAGGAGTTCTTGCAGGCGCTGGGCTGTGTGCCGCCGTCGCCGCAGGCCGATCTGTTCGGAGCGCCGGCATGATGAACGTCGAGTATGCGACCGTGACCACGGACGATGTGCCGGAAGCCGAGCGCAAGCATGCGCACTACTTCAAGAGCGTCGAGCACCTGGACGAGGTTGACGTGTATCGCGTGTGCCATATCTTTCAGGTCGCCGACTATTCCGGCGCGATCCACCACGCGATCAAGAAGTTGCTGCTGCCCGGCCAGCGCGGCGCGGGCAAGTCCCGGCGCAAGGACATCATGGAAGCCATCGATACCCTGCAGCGCCGCATCGAC